AAGAAAAAGAAAAATTAAAAATTGAAGATGTTGAAGAAGTTACTTTTAATTAGTTGTTTGTTGTTGCTCTCTAATTGTGCTAGCAAACAGTCCTATATTGGTGCATCCACTACAGCGGCTGTTGCTGGTACAACATGTTGGCAATACATAAGTGACAATCCTGCTGTTGTGGCTACTTGTGCAGTTGCAGGTTCATTTAAGGGTGCAGATATTATGAATGCTGAAACAGACGATCAATTAATGACAAGAGCATTTGTAGATCATTTAGAAAATGCACCTAATAGTCCAGGGTTTACAACTTGGCAAAATCCTAAAACACAAAGTAATGGTATTATTAAAACAACAGGATTTTATTTAAAAGGTCCTATTAAGTGTACAATGGTTGAAACTACACATGATCAAAATTTAGATAATACAAGATTTTTTGATTCAATATTATATGGTAATCCATATAGAAGAATGGAATGGCATGAGGCTTGTAAGATGCCTGATGGGAGGTGGATGATAAATGAATAAAAAAAGAACTTTATTTTTTATATTTTTATTGTTATTGTTAATACCTATATTGATGAGCATTGCATTTTCAGATGATTCATTTAATAATACTATGGATAAAATTGATAGATTAAATAATAATAAAGACAAAGTATATTATGATAAAATACAACCTCTAAACAATCAATATTGTTTTATAAAGGTAGAAATAAAAGAAGTAAATGATGAAATAGTTAAACAGGAAGTCGTAGAATGTGCAGATGGTAGAAAGGCATATGACGGTCCAAGTTATTGGGAGTTATTTGCTCAGTTTTACTACGGTGATATGAATACACCTGCTTATTGCAGATACTATGAACGACCGAAACATGCTTATCACAAACCTGGTAAAGTATGTTTAGATAAGTATGGAAATTGGGAGGTGAAAAAATGATAAAAGGTCTATTGACACTTGCAATCTTATGGATTATCCTTGCATTTACTTGGGATCCATTTGTTTCTACAGTTGAAAAAACACAGGCTGTTGACAAAACAAAAGAAATAGTATATAATGTGTTTAATAATGTAAAGGAGAAGGTTGATGAATAAAATAATAAGATATGCTTTGATAGGTACTACAGCACTTGCTTTAACAGCTTGTTCAAGTACAACATACACTATCAAACAAGAAAAGAATAATCAGGTATTAAAAGTGCCTGCTTGGTACATGAAAGATTATTCTGAAAACAAAGAATGTGGTAAAACACTTTTTGGTAAAAATAAAACTAAACAATGTGTATTTGGTGTTGGTACAAGTACATCACCAGACCTTGAACTTGCAATAGACAAGGCAATGATGATCTCAAAGGCTGAAGTTGCAGATAAAGTTAAAGGTGAAATGAATAAGAAGGCAAAAATATTTGTTACAGAATTGGGTAAATCTCAAAACAAAACAGTTGTAACAGATGTTGAGTCGACTCTAGTTAATGTAATTAAAAATACACAAGTAAGAGGATATGAAGTGTTTGCTCAAGAAGTTACACTTACAAAACAAGGATACTATCGTGCTTGGATTGGTTTAAGACTACCTCTTGGTGAGTTTAATAAGATGTATCATTACACAATAAATGAAGTTGCAGACTCTTATAACTTAAAGAAAGAGGCAGAAAAGGCATATAAAGAAGTAGAGGATCTAACAAGTGACTCATAAAATAGAAATATACTCAAAGCCTAATTGTGTTTATTGCGAGAAGTCTAAACATCTTGTAAAGACATTAGGCCTTGAGTACACAGAAAAAATGTTTGGTAAAGATTTTACAACACCAGATCAGTTATTTGAGGCTGTAGGTAAACAAGTAAGAACTATGCCACAAATATTAATTGATGATAAACACGTTGGCGGATATAATGAATTGGTTGAGTATTTTGCTGACAAAGGTCTATGTAACTTTAAAGGTGAAGTAACAAAAAATGTTAATGACAAATAAAAACGAAAATAACGTTATATTGTTTCCTAAGGTACCAAAGGTAAGACCTAATCAAAAGGCACAAGAGTTAGATGCTAAAAGACAGGAAATGATAAGACTACAACATAATAAAGTTTATGTACAGGCATTGAATGATGATATTACTGAAGATATTTTAATGAAGTTAAAAGACGAAAACTTTAATTTAACAGACCCAACATTTTTGAAAGATTATAAACTTTTTACCGAATCAATTAGGTCGTTGTTGCTAAGACAAGTAAAGATGAAACATCCTTTACATGAAAGAGTTGATAATGCTGTAACAACAAAGGGTGAAGGTAAAGATGTATATGCCATTACAATTGATTATAAAAAGTTTTAAAGAATTCCATAAAGCACTTTGGAATACTATGAATGCTACAACGTGCCTAGTATTCAATAGTTTAAATGAGGCACATTATATAATAAGGAGTGAATAAATGTTTAAATCATTATTCTCAAACGATTCAATGAAAATCGTATCAAAATCAAAAAAAACATCTACAAGAGGTAGAAAAACTTTGTCAAAAAGACAAAAAGTTTTAAACCTTTTATCAAAAGGTGCACCAGTATCTTGGAAATCTTTAAGAACTAAATTCGATTTAGGTTCACCAAGAGCTTTAATTGATACATTAAGATCAGAAGGAAATATGATCTATGTTAATCAAACTGCTAAAGGTACTTCTTACAGAATGGGTCAACCAACAAAAGCGATTATCGCTGCTGGTATCCAAAAGTTATACGGCACTCCGTATGCTTACAAAAATGCGTAATCTCTCTCTTTAAAAACGCATAAATAAATGTAGAGGCGGCCTTGTGCCGCCCTTACATAACAAAATGAGGAGGGCAATATGCCAACAAACACATCTAATATGAATATGCAATATAGTGGATCATCTGCTCCATTGCTACACGAAATTCTAACTAAAGTAAATAACGCAAAAGACAAACCTAAAAAAATTGAGGTTTTAAAACAAAACGATTCACTTTCATTAAGACAAGTATTAAAAGGTGCATTTGATCCAAAAATTGAATGGGATTTACCACCTGGTAACCCACCATATACGGTCAATGAAGCTCCAGCAGGAACTGAGCATACGACTCTATACACAGAAGCTAAAAAATTATGGCATTTTGTAAAGGGTGCAGATGAACAACTTTCAAAAACAAAAAAAGAAATGATGTTTATTCAAATGCTAGAAGGTTTACACAAAGATGATGCTGAACTGATGGTCGCAGTAAAAGAGAAAGAACTTAATAAAAGATATAAAGGTCTAACGGATGCAGTGGTAAAAGAAGCATTTGGTTGGAATGACGATTACAAAACGTCCTAAAACATAAATATTATAGAGTGATTCTATAAAATTCAACTATAGGGTGTAGAACAAAAGTAGAACATTTACTTGATAAATTGTCACACCCTATTTCCCTTTGATTTACAGTATAAAAAACGGTTTATATTATCCGATTTTGCTTGAAACTCATACTATTTTCTGATATAGTAGCAGTATGAAAACAACAAAAAAGGAGAATACATTATGTCAAAAGTAAAACAATATTATACTGATGAAGTTGAAAAAACAGTTGATAAGATTATCTTAAATTTTAAGAATAATCTAATTAATTTAGAAACTGCTGTTGCTGAAATTATGAAAGTCGATAACCTTGATTTAATAGGTATTGATGAACACAATGTAGAAGAATGTATCCAAGATACATTTTACGATAAGGTTACTTCATAATGAGAAAACCTTTATTTACATTATTTCTTGCTTTCGTTTATATATGGTCTTGGTCAATATTTAATGTTGTTAAGGCCGACACCTATAATAAAGCAGTTATAGGACATGTTATATCTGAAACTATAAAAGGTACAGATATTGATACAAAATATATTATGGAAAATGAGTTAGAAAAACTTGCTCATAAGTTTATGGTTGATTCAATATCAATACTACAGGCTTACTTACCTCAAATATTAGAGGGTGTTGCCGCTGATTTAAGACTACAAGTAGATAAAAAATACAAAGAGGAATTATTAAATGGCGAAAACAGTAACTAGAAAATCAAAAGCTCTGAAACTTAAAAGAAAGTTGAAAAAAGAATTTTCTGTAAAAAGAAAATATACAACTACTTACAAAGACATAAAGAAGTATTTTAAAGAATTAAATAATGCTATTTTTGATAACAAGTTATCTCCATTTGGCCAAATTCAAATAAAAGATTTAAAAAGAGAGAAGTGTGTGGGACAAGTTATTACATTTGAGTGGAAAAGAAAAGGTACACGAATGTATAAACTAGAAATGTTACCTGCCTATCCTGAAAAGAGAGATTTTATGGACACGTTAGTACATGAAATGGTACACTTGTACCAAATGCAAAACCTAGGTGATACTGGAAACCATAATGAAGTGTTCTGGTCTTTTTCACCAAAAGTAAACTATATTGGTTTACAACTATAGAAAGAAGAAAGTTATATTATGAGTAAAAGTGAAAAAAACCATGTTGACGATTGGTTAAAACAACAAATTAGAAAAGGCATAAACATAATTGATTATGTTTTACAAAACAATGTAAGTGAGTGGGAACTATATTATACAGGACATTTACACAAAGACATCCTAAATAACTTTCCAGGCAGAACAAGTAAAAAGATATTTAAAGGTTATAGAGAACTTTTAGATAATAGTAACCTTGTGTTTATTCAAAAGAAGTTTGAAGACCACGGCTATGAATATTACGTAAAGAAAGGTATATAATGAAACTATTGAAAAAACATAAAGAAATTTTACAAATGGTTGTAAAAGGCAAAGGTGAATTTAAGACACCTACTGTGCCAAAAGACCATTCCGAAGCAATACTTGACGATCTTGTTAAATTATACTTACAAAACCTTATTGTGTTTAATAGAGAATATGATGTGCCATCTTTTGGTCCTAGTAGTGAACATAAAGTAAGATATAAATGGTATGTTGTTACTATGAATAAAAAGAAAACTTTAAAAGATTTGAAAAAGGTAATTAAAGATGGTAAAATTTAAAGTTTTTATTAAAACAATGATGTTTGTTGTAGTAGTTACAGCAATGTCATTTGTATGGTATGGATATACACTTGATGGTAAACAAAGAGCAGAAGCTGCTGTACCATCATTGCCCGACTTTGAACACAATAGTAATCAGTTGTTTATAGATAATGTTAAAATGTGTGTCGAGTATATTCATTTTTACAATGATATTAATAGAGTCAATTTAGAACTATTAATAGCACAGGCAGCTCTAGAGTCTGGTTGGGGAACAAGTAGATTTGCCAGAGAGGGTAAAAACCTATTTGGTATTCGTACATATGATTTAAGAGAGCCTCATATGTTACCTTGGAAAGATAAACCAAAAAAATGGGGCGTTAAAGTATTTGAACATGAGTGTGATAGTGTTTTACATTATACTAAAACCTTAAACAATCACCATGCCTATCAAGGTTATAGACAAATGAGAGAAGAAGGTATTGATAATCCATACATGTTGATAGAAACACTGGATGCATATGCAAGTGATAAAAATTACTTTGCTAAAATAAAAAGTATTCTCACAAAAATAAGAGAGGACTATAAATGAAAATAATATTAAAATCTATGTTAATATTATTGTTAACAATTAATATCTTAAAGGCAGATATATTTTTTAAATATGATCATGCTTTAAATACAACAAATTATGTAGTTGAAAAACAAGGTGGCGC